GTACCAATCGACGAAGAATGTTCCTGTGGTTCCACCTGTGAACCAACTTGAGAAGTTGGTGCTGGTCATCAATGCAAGGTCGGGATTGCGGCTTACTTGCGCTGTGGTTGTGGGGATGTATGAACTTGGGGAAGTTCCTGATTCCAACATTGCGCCCCATATATAAACACCACCGTCAGAAGTTCCCGTAAAATTTGCGCCTGTAGTATCTGTTGAGGTTGACGAGCAAATTGAAAAGTAAACATTTGCGGCCCCAACATAAGTACCCGTGACACTAAATCGAAACCATCCGTTTGCATATGCTGTTGCGGTTGCTGCTTTGTTAATTGCGGTTCCACCTGTTGAACCAACTTGCAATCCTGATGTAAGATCAAAAATCGCAGATACACCCGCGTAATTTTGCGCGTTAATCGCAAATCGTCTAGCGGCGTTTATTTGTTTTGCAAACACGCTAATCGTTACCACGCCTGTCAAACTATAATTTGTTGAAATCCGGTGATAATCCAAAGCCAAAGTTTCATTGAATCCAATTGCGGTTGCACCGTTTGCAGGGTCTGTGTTTCCGCTAGTCCGCGATAAAATTGCGCCATCGCTCCAATTCACAGAAAGGCCGCTAGTAGCAAAAGATTGACTGCCGTAAAGATAATTAGTTGCGCTACCCTCAATCAACAGCCCCTTCGCCGCAAGCGTCGTCGGGTCATAATCAAACCGCGCTTCGTTTGCCGCCGCAGTTGCAACATAGCCCGACGAATTGATGTAGGTCGCTGTAGCCGCTGATCGTGTCAGCACCACGCGAGAATCTAAAGAGCCACCTGTAAAATCCAAATTCAGCGTAGAGCCATCGCCACCAATTCCCATGCGGGAATACCGGCGTGGCATTATGACTTGGCGCGTTCGCATTTTAGATCGTGTACCAAAACGCACCCATCTTTGGCGTTGTTCCGGTGGCTTTAAATTGCACTTGAATAAGCAAAGAACCAACGCAATCAATGATGACGCTTGCAGGCTCAACATTCGCGCCGGCTGCCGTTGCAGGCGTGTAAATGTTTACGGTTGGAACGCTTGCCGCAACCGTTGCGGAACTAAAGAAATAATTGGTTGTTCCATCAATGCTTAAACTTGCAACGGTTCCGCTTGTATAGCCTAGGGTTACATCCGCAAGAACTGTTGGAATGTAGGGGTTGCTACCCGTAATTGCGGAATATGATGACCAACCAATAACGCGCATTCCAACGGAAGTAAAATTGTTGCCGCTTACGCTTGGAACGATTTTAATAAGGTTGGGGTAGTTTGTTCCAAGGTCATACAACAATGCGCTTTGGCTAGTTGTGCTTGGCTTAGTTGCTGTTGGTGAAGCCGCGTCGTAAGCCTGTGCGCTTGTAAGCGTGATAAGGCCGCTAAAGTTATACGCTGCCTGTCCCGTTGCCGCTGTTGCTAGTGCCATTTGTGCTTTCCTTTATTTTGTCTTTTCAAGTTTGTCGAGTCGCATCAATATTGAATCCATCTTAGCGTTAAATTCCCGATCATTTGCCGATAGGTTGCCAACCGCTTTGGCTAGGTCGCTGCTAATTAAAGCCAAGTCTTTAATGCGTTCGCCTTGATTGTCTAGCGCGGCATCGCGCCGGCCGATGAGCATAAACGCACCGGCGATTGATCCTAGAAGCACAATCGCTTGAATACCGCTAAACACGGTTTGAAGCGAAACTTGCTTGGACATTTTTAGTTCGGTGTCACTACTCATTTTTAAATCCTAGCAAATGGCGTTTTCTAGGTCTACGCTGCTGACCATCATTTTGACGCTTCCGTTATTTCAATTTTTGTTAGGAACAATTCGACGCGCGGGTTTTTGCTGTCCACAAATAGGCGCAAGGGTAAATGAATCAAGCCGGAATCGTCTTTAAGTAGCCCGCCATCCTTTAGCCCGTCAAAGGTAGCCTTTAGGCTTGCTAGGCAGTTATCTTTATCCCGCACCCGTGAGTCGCGCGCGTACCAATATGCTTGACATTCGGCTGCAATCCAATTTCCTTTCATGCCGTCCATAGCAATTTGGGTTGCAGCCCAAGATTCAATACGGGCTGATTTGGTTGCTTTGGCTTTGACAGCCCAATGACAGCGGGTATTTGGCGACAACACCCGCGCCGGAATACCAACTGTGATCTTGATTGATTCATCATTCACAAGCGCATTGTTTCAAGTTTATTGGTTGAAGGGAATATGCACCGCCAAAATGCAGTTCCCCCTATACCCCCAACGATATTAGACATTTTGGGATAAGGCAATTGAAGCCGCGTTGACCATCCCCCGCGTCCACTTTGTCCATTGCTCACGGTGCGGGGAAACAGGATCGCCACCTAGCGCGCCGGTTGCCCTGCAATGCGCCACGGCCTCGGCTACTTGTTCACGGGACATCTTGGCTATGCGCCTTGCTGCTTCATCCTGATCCATTTTTACTTCGCCTTCTGAAAATTGCGTTTGCTTGATTTTCACCATGCTTCTAGCGAGTTTCTGCACGGTTTTACAGGCTTGGACTAATTCGGGAACGGCTATGAAAGTCCTTGCTAGTGAACGCTTTGCATTGGTTAAGGCAATGATTAAAGTGTCGTTATCAAAAGTTTCCAAATCACGCATTGCTTGCGCGTGTAATTTGCTTTCCTTGCTAGTCCATTTTGTCGTTGGAAAATATTCCAAAATTGTATGCAAAATTTGGTCAGTCATTTTTTGATTCCTTTGGTAGCGTGTTCATTTCATTCCAAACATCTAGCGGTGGAAACCAACATGGGTTTTTGTCTTCATAGTACCATTCAGGTTTTTTTCCTTCTTCAGCGTTTAGCCAACCCCAAATCTTAAAAGTGGTTTTGTAGTTTGGGCTTGCAATTACGGCAATGACAATGCCGTTATCGGTCGGCCTGATTTTGGGGCAAGGCTTATCGGCATGGGTAGTTCGGATCTCGCATTGGTAGCCCAACAAGTCGGATTGCTTAAAGGTGTCAACGCCCGCGCCCCAATAAACATTAAGATATTTGGCAACTGCCGCTTCGCCACACGCTCCAATAATCGAGTTGTACCACGCCTGTCCGGCATACTTTTCAGGGAAGTAATTGATGCCATTTTTTAAGACTGAATTTACGCAGCGGTTGTAGCCCACAAGAGAGGCGTTTCTAAACTCATAATCTAGAAGTTTGACAATCTGATTGTTCCGCGCGGTCAAATGCCAATTTTCATCTTCCCTATTTTGCATCAACATTTGATTCCCTTTTCAATTAAATTTGAAAACTCTCTAAATGCCCCGTGCGGCGTTTCTAGGATCACGGCGGCGTTACCCCCTACTTGACCAAACAAATGCGGTGGTGTTGATTCTAATGGCATTACAAAGCCTCCTGCGGGTCGAGGTAACGCCCCTGCTGTAGCCAAGTGGTTGGATGTGCGATAAATTTGGGGTCGGCGGTTTTGTTGGCATCGGCGAATTTTTGTACTCGTTCGCACAAGACGGAAATGCCGGCTGCGGGATCATCTTGTTCGTATTCTTCAGCAAGTTCAGCGGCCGCTTTTCGGATCAAAATAAAGGCTTTCTTTTTACCTACGCGGCGTGGAAAGATTTGCCACACAATTTCACAATCGGAATCCGTGATGCTGCTTGCCGGTTTCTTCCTTGGCGGTGAAATATCTTGCTCGGCGGCGAAGCCGATGAGCGTATGTTTTTTATCTGAATTTGAAATCTGAGATTTGATATCTGATATCTGATATCTGACATCTGATATCTGACATACTATCGGTTGAGCATCTTCTAAGCATTGCTTGGGTGATGCTTGGGCAATGCTTAAAGCATTGCTTGAAGCATCCTTTGACCATCGTTTTGCAGCCCCTTTTGTTCCTCTTGCCTTCCATGTTTCAAGTTGAACTAACAAGGTTTGGCGGTCACGCTCCATGCGCGGGTTGCGGCGCAAGCCATCTTCCGCAATAGGAAACTTTGAGCCAACGACTGACCAACAGGATTTGGTTCCGGCAGCCATACGGTCTAGGCGGTCAACTTCCGGCGGAAGCCCATCGTTTACCCATGCGTACCAAAGCAAGGTCATGTAAACTCCGCGCTCTTCCATTGTCCAAGACGCAGTTGAATTTAGGAAGTCGCTACCGTAGAATTTGAGGAACGCCAATGGCGCGCCTGCATTTGTTAAACTCATATCAGATCTCTCTGCGGCCTTATCGCCGCGTATGATTTAGAAGCAGTCCAAGTTACATTCTTGGGCTGTTTCGCTTTCTATCGTAACTCTTGTTTTTCTTGAACGCAATCTAGTAGTCCCTGCGCGACTTACCGCCCAAATATGCAATGAGGATTATTTCCAACACAATCACGCAAAGCAAAAGTATGATTGTCATTTTTTTGTCCTAGCGGCGGCATTGCCGCAAAACCATCCCATAGTTGTTTACTTCTTTTTTAATTTTGATTTCAGCCTTGCGTACAAATTTATTTGCCTGAAAAGGTTGGTAATCGACATGGTGATGGCATCGCCCGTATCGAGTAACCAACCTTGCATATTCCGGATAGGTGTCAACAAGCATTTTAGACTTTGGCAAAGTTCCTTCATAATCGTAAAAATCTTTAGAATTTCCGCCCTTGACGGTTTGGGTTGCCGCTTTGTTTTGCAAAAACGCTTGAAACAAAATTGTTGCCCAACCCTGCTTCAAAATATCTAAAGACAAAATTGTGTCTTCGTTGTATCGACCACGCCACCGAAAAGGAATATCGTTTCGTATTAAAATGCAAGAGTAAACACGGGTGTTTAATCTAAAGGGTGCTTTTTCGCGCCTGCCGCCTCCGGCAAAAAATCTGTATTCAAATCCTGCTTGCGCCACATTTTCATACCGGTCTACAAAATCTTCAGCCGCCGCAAACATTGATCCGGTTTGTACTTTTATGCGTTGGTTACGATTGAGTCGGACAAATCCGTTAATGTTGTCGTCAAGTACCCAATGCCACCTTGCGCCAATTTGAATTGAATGTTGCCAACAAAAATTACGCGCGGCCCCGGGCCCTTTGCTTTTTGTTTCGCCTAAATTGTCTAGTGTTTCATACTTATCCAAAAATAATTGCGGCAAAACTAGAATTTTTTTCTTGGAAATAAATTCCGCATATTTTTCATATTCGTTTTGTTCAACAATTATGTAATAAGGAACGCCCATTGCTTCTAACGCTTTGCTTGTAAGACGGCTATCCCATCTTCCCTTGGACACAATATAAATTGGGTGTTTAGGATTCATCTACATAAACCATTAAATCAGATTGTTTTTTTGGCGGATAAAAAAAACTTTTGGTATCTACAGAAATTTTAATGCCTACCAATTCAGAAAACTTTTTAACATCTTCAAAGGTTTCAAAATGAACAATAATTTGTTTTATTGATTCTTTGCTTGGTTGAACAAATTCGGGCATACCTTGCCAATGTTCTTTCCATGCTTTTTCATTTTCAAACAATGATGGTTGGTTTTCGTTTGTCATTTTTTTGCCTTAACGGCGGCGTGACCGACCAACACGCCGACAAAATTTGTGCCGGCTTCCGTGATGATGGTAAACGTCATGCGGTCGTAAGTTTTAATTTCCTGCGTTGCACAGTCATATTCCGTTATGGATTCCTTGGCAACTTCAAATTCCTTCACAAGAATTTGGTCGCCCTCAAAGCCATCAATTCCTAGAAACTGCAAACATAGGTAGACATCATCGTGATCACGCGCAAGCAACCAATAGCCTTTGCGACCCATCAAGATTTCATCATCTTCACGGCGCAGGAAATAATGTTGCTTTTGCGTTGCGGTCATAGCCTGCTGCTTTGCATAATTATTTTGCTTCGCCGTTTTGAATATTTAATTGAACTTGCAACCGAACTTCGGCAATCCAAATATTGCGTTCGTCCTTATTCCTGTACGCCGTAGTTGTGCGTTCAAGTAACGCCTTGCCGCTGCCGGTTGAAGCGTTGACATTCACCGCGCTGCCTGTAACGCTGCCGCCCGTAAGGGCAAACATGGCATCAAAGGCAAGCATTCGCGCGGTGTTGCTGTCTTTGCCCCTTTCGTTGTGGCGTGGATATTTGAAACCCCTGCGAGCAAGGCATTGTTGAATTGCTGCTTGAACTAATTCGACTGAATACATTTTATGAAATCCTTAAAGTTTGAGTACGGGGATGCAACAGCGCAAAGTTAAGTTGTTCGCCGGCTTCTAATTTAGACCTAATCAATTCCTTGTTTGGAACGATTTCAGTCATGGTAAATTCCGGCGGAACATCGCCAACAATTTCCATTGATTGTTTGCCGCCCGCGTTTGCAATGCTCAATTTATGAAGCGGTGTTTCCAACTTTTCAATATCCGATTCTTGCATGACACGCATAACTTGTTGCTTCATAAATGCAACCATTGCTTCATCGCGTTTTGCAAGCGCATTTAAGCGCGCCGCTTCCTGTTTACGCGTACTAGCCCGCATTGTGATCTCTGCGGCCACCGATAAAAGATCATCAAAACAACCCCCTAACGTGCTTGCTGTTGCTGCCAAAACATCAATTTGTCCCATGAGCAAAGTAGCATCACCGCCGGATTCTTCCGTGCTAAGAAGCAACGCTTCCAACTGTTGAGCCGCTTGGCTCGCCTTGTAAACTCGCTGTAATTCTGTCATTTGTATTTCCTTGTAAAGAGCAGGGTTGGCGGTATCCGTCGAAGATAACCGCCAACCCCTATGTTTAATCAAAATGGAATGTCGTTCAAATCAATTGGTGCTGCGGCAACAACCATTTCGGGTTCTTCAATATCGACCTGCGCGCTATCGCTGAAATACTCACGGATGCCGTACAAGGTCGAACCGAACTTATCATTGGGTTGCACAAGCAATTCCACGCGCATTCCGTTTTCTTCGCAGGTAGCGCAGGCATTTACTAAACCGCTGTCAAATGCACCAACCCAAAACTCATCACCGTTTCGGTCAAACAAAATTGGAACGCGTGAGCCGCCGGTCTTTGTTGGCTTGCCTGTGCCAATCTTGACCACGGTTGCAGCCCCAAGTTGAAGCACAACGTCCTTAGGCATCCGCTCGCACTTGTATTTAAAGCCTTCGGACTGCTTTGCTTGCGGTGCTTCCACCGCTGACGATTCCACAAATTTAGCCGCAACCGCCCGCTTCGATTCAACAGCGATTCCAACAGGCGCAGCGATTTTTGGCTGTACTTGCTCCACTCTAGCGGTGGCGTTGCTGACCGCTTGCGGCGCGGCTGCGGCGTAATTGGTTGGCTCATGTCTTGCGTTAGGGATATCTGAAACTTCCGTTTCATCCAAGAACCCAAGGCCACAAATTGAAAGCGTTAATCTGCGCTTTGCTTTTGTTTCGCATTTCAACATTGCGTTGGCAAGCATTTCACCCTTCAAGCCGGCAATAGTCACAACGCCGCTTGATTCATCTTCTCTACCTGTTGCATCCTTCCCTCGTGCAATGACTTGATATAAGCCCACTTCGGTCATCATGGAACGATCTAGCGGAAAGATCGTTACGCCGTTGAGTTTGCGTAGTTGCTCGCTGCAAGCGCGCGTTGCGTACAAAGTAAGTTTGCCGCTTAAAGTGATGTACTCAAAAGGGCGGGTTGTTGGATTTAACCCAAGCGAACTACAGATATTGTTTACATACGAAACACGCTGTTCCGATGATAAGCGTGACAAATCGCCCCCAATAACTACTTGTTCAATAGCCGCTGCCATTCCATTCTTTTTCTCTATATCAGACATTGCATACTCCTAGTTTCTCGCAATCGGCGAGCGCGATCATTGCGACGAGCAAGAACAAACCACCCCCGCAAGGGTGGAAAGTTGAAGATCGTCAAACCAAAGATTCGGGGAATCTGAAATCTTTTGCATCGGGATACACTAATTTAATTTTGTTGATGCAATAATTTCGCTCTGCTTCTAGTTCATCAGATTGCATTGGAACTACAAAATCGCTGTGCGCCATAATTTCATTGCCTGTGGTAAAGACATATCTGTTTTGTTGAAGTTGCTTTTGGATCCACTTCTCATTTTTGCGTGATGCAAGCAAATTACGCTTTGCATTTTCAGCATCGGCGGCGCGCGCATCAATCCATGTTTCAATGATGTGGCCATAATTTGCAACAATCAAATCATTTTCAATCCAACAATTTGTTGCGCCGCCATTGCCATCGTTAATTGCTTTGCCAATTTTGCGCCCATCCAAATAAATGTCTGCCGTAAACGCAGTTGTTTCACGGGAAAGGTTAATTGCAACATTCATTTTTTTAACGCTTAAACGGTCAGTAAAGTTTGCAGTTGTCATTTCAATACTCCTAGTTGTCTAGCGGTGCGGCTAGTCGCTTGCTTCGCCCAAAGCATGGTACATTACTAGCACAAGTATCGGATAGTGCAAGGGGTTTCTTTAATAAATATTAAAAAAATCTAGAAAATGTTAAAGAATCGCTTGCACATTGCCGATATGCGGTTATCTTACATATGTCATCGGGCGATGACACCCAACGGCAGGGGTTGCCGGCACTACTAGGAAAGGCCACAAATGGCAAATTTCATCGTTTTTGTTTACTCGCAGAATTGCAGCCGCGCAGGCAGATTAGTGCATGAAGGCAAGGCGCAAGAGTTGTTGCAGGAAGTAGCCGAGGGCGGCGACATTGGCGCGGATCATGTCATGTATGAATTTGAAAGCGTTGTTGACGCGCTTGATTACGGTCACAAGCAATTGCTTCTAAACATTGTTTCCGCAAACAGGTATCTAAACAATGTTGCGCTTTCGATCATGGAAGCCGCAAGCGAATCCGGACACACATCTTTGGTTGCTGATCTTGAGGCGGCGCGCAAGGTTTTAGGGGATCGCAAATGACACTACAGGCATACATGGAAAAGTTGTTAGATATTTGGGATACTGATGAAAAATTTGATGACGGGCATAGCGTTGTTATTTTAAATTACAGCGATGAGAATTGCGGGCAGCATCCGCAAGGATATCCGCATGAAGAATCGGAAATCATGCTTCCGTTTTATGATTTATTAAGCGTTGCAGATTGTGAAAAACTTAGGTGTTGTGAAGGCGGGTTGCTTGTGTGGCGTATGAATGCTCAAATTGAATTTAGTTTGGAAAGCAGTTACAGCAATGCGGAAAGTGAATATCACGCACTTGTACAACAAGCAAAGGAACTTGACTAATGAAACGCTTAATACCTTTAGTTTTATCCTTGACGGCGGCAACAAGCGCGTTTGCACAAGTGCAGGAATCTGACATGGTGCGATTGCTTGCTGCCATAAAACAAGTGGAATCCGGTGGTGATGCCAACGCAGTAGGCGATCAAGGTAAAGCCCTTGGAGTCTTTCAAATTTGGAAATGCTATTGGCAGGATTCAAAAGTAAGCGGGTGCTATCAAGATTGCAAAGATCCTAAGTATGCGGAATCTGTAGTGCAAGCGTACCTTGCCCGCTATACACCCAAGGGCAAAACCGTTACTTTGGAAATGCTTGCAAGGATTCACAACGGCGGGCCGCGTGGTTACTTGAAGCCGGCAACGCTGAAGTATTGGTTGAAAATTCAAAAGGTGCTTGCACAATGATTCAAACAACATCAAAGGAAGCGTACGATTCCGTAGACACTTCACGGATTCAAGCGCGGGTGCGTGACCTAATAGACCGCGTTGGCGGTTGCACCTGCGATCAAGCAATGAGCCTGTTGCAATTGACTCATCAAAGTTGCTCGCCGGCATTTACGGCTTTGAAGAAGTTGGAATCCATAAGGGATTCCGGCAAGCGCGCCCCAACGCGCACAGGGCGCAACGCCATAGTTTGGGTCGCATCACAGCCCGAAACCTTGTTCCCCGAACTGCCTGCGAGCAAATCGGAAATGAAGAACCGCCTAATCCGTGCGGCTCTTGAAGCGCGCGCAGGCGCACCGTGGACAAAATTTGATGCAACATGGGCGGATTTTAAAAGGAATTTTGCATGATCGGGATGACGCGAACGCCGTTTGCCCATGTTCGCTATATGGTCAACGGAACAAGCCATACCAAAATTGTGCGGGTTTCAGATTTTAAATGCGTTGACAATATTAAGAATTTGTGCGCCCGCTTGCGAAAAAAGGAAGGGGCGGAAGCCTTTGAAGTTGCCCTAGTTTTTGAACGACACGGCGCAACTATCTACAAAATCGTGCTAGAGTATGTCAACAGCCGATGGATTAAAAGAAGATACTGAACAATTGCGCCGGCGCGGCTCGCCCCCGAAACGCTGCGTAGGTGCAACCTAGTGGATCGCCATGTTGAAAAGCATGGCGGTCTTTTTAATTGGTACGCTTCGCCTAATGGAATCAAGGACGCTTCCCACAGTTAAACAACCGCCTAGCCACATTCAATTGCTAGAAGATGCAATTGCAACGCTTAAAAATAAATACGCAATAACAAACATTGCCAATGATTTAACCGGCCTGTTGGAAGCAATCAACACAGCCTTGGAACTAACGCGCTTTGGCGATTGCTTGTTTTCTGACGAGTTGCGTAATATTTTGATGGTCAAACACCACCAAAAAAGTTTGCGTGGAACTGAAAAAGATCCGTTGCGCGGAAAGCGTAAATGCCACCGCAAGCGTATTCGTTAGACTGTTACAAGCCCATCAGATTCGGTTGGTGAACCGCTTACAGGCAAATAAATTCCCTGCGCTTCGGTCTTGCACCATCGAGCGAACGATTTAATAAATGTTCCCGTGCTTACTGAATTGCTTACAACCGCAATTGTAAATGAGTCGTTTGTGTTCCAATCCGTTGAACCGCTGTAGGCGATCACGGAAGGGCCGCCACCATACAAGGGAACCATTGGTGAAAAAATTAGTTCGTCAATCATTAAAGAACACGCATTTTTAACCGCCGTGGTACTGTAAATATCAAGGTACAAAGTTGTTGGAAGTGATCCACGAGCAACACTAAAAGAAACGGATTGGATTGCGTAAGAAGTTGTTAGCGTTGCCAAGTTTAAGGAAATGGAACTGCCAACAACATTTCCCGCAGAATCACGCAACGCAACAAGAACGGTTCCGGTTGGTGAAGTTCCCGATACGCGCGCCATAAACATTATGCAATAGTTTGTTTCTGCGCTCACGCTTGCCGGCGCGCCGTTGCTGCTTGCTACTTGCTGTCTAATTCTTGTAAGCGTTGTTCCATCGCCGTTAAATTGCAAATTGTAAGATCCGCGCGCAGGAGTTGATCCCTGTCCAATTTGTGTTCCCGCAACGCCCGTTACAATTTCCCAATTTGTTGGTTCTTGCGCTGCGCTCCATGATTCAAAATCGCCGTTGCTGATTAAGGAAACTCCCGCCATGCCTGACGAAGCGGTAATGCTTGCGCTTGTGCAAGTAATGTTTGTCCTAATTCCCGAACCTGCAACCGGCGTAGTTCCTGATCCCGTTGGGTATTGCGTATTGTTTGAACCTAACGCGCCTAGTCCCAAAATGCTAAAGGTTGCAGCCCCAAAATTAGACACATTTCCGCCAACCGTGCAGTTGCCGTTTAATGTTTCCGTAAACATTTCCTGCAAAAAGATAGACGAAGAAGCCGGACGGTATCCCCGAACAAGGATTGTTCCGTTTCCTTGGTTGCCGCTTGTGGCTGTGTAGGTTAAACTTGAAGTTCCTACGGCTGCAAAAGACTTGCTATTGGCTGTCATTACCGCTTGGAGTTTGCGTAGTGCTGTTCCAATCGTGCCGTCATACACGGATTCTTCTTGGCGAATTGCATCAATTACAAAGTCGTTTATGCTTGAAGCAATGTTTTGATAGGCAACTAAACCAATATTGGAAGGCAATCCCATTTGATTGTTCAATAAATCGGCTAGGTTTCCAACGCTGTTTCGATAGTTTGTGCCGTCAAAAGTTGTTAAGACGCTAGACAAATTTGCCGCGTATAGTGGCGAAACTTGCGTTGCAATGCTGTTTGCATATCCAAACAACTTACCTAGACGAGTACTAAAATTTGCGACATTGAGAGCCATGCGTTTATCCTATCTTTTGTTTACCTTCAGGTAAATCGTTTGCGGCAACGGTTATTTTTATGTTTGCAGGGTTAATTGGCGGAAAACCAAACTGTTTGTTAATTTCGGCCATTCTTGCATACGCCCTAGTTTGTATTTTTTCCGTGTCGATTTGTTGCGGTGCAACTTTGTTTTTTTTGTTAAAAATTAAAAGCGATTTTGCGGTTGAAAATATTCCTTTAATTGCATCAAGCGCGCTTTGGGTTGTTCCCCCCACGGTTTGCGTAGTGTTGTTCCATTTATCCTTTGGACAAACTGCGCCTGCAATAGTGACCTTAGTTTGCAATTGCGCTCTACCGTTTGCCCCGCACCCACAACCGCCGCCGCAATATCCAACGCCCGCCGGATCCACCATGCCTTTGTATTCAACCGCTCTATGCTCGCAAGTCATGCAAACATCCAACCGCTTTTTGGCATCAACATCCGTTACCGAGCCGTTTAAAGCATGATTGTATTCTGCTTTTAAGTATGTTGCTATTTTGTTTTGCATTAAATACACACAGGTTGACATTGATTAGGAACGCTAGTTGTAACAATTTCTCTGTCTGAAAAGGTTTGCCTATTAAAAGGATTTGGAATATCTGTTGACCCATTGCATCCAAGAAAAAAAGTGTCAACTGACGGATATTTATATTTGTAAATTTCAGTTGTATCATATTGTGGGGAAATTGTTGAACCAAAAGGGCAACCCATAAAACACGCGCAACTGTGTGTATATCTACGGCCTTCCCAACGATATGTTCCCGCTGCCACCCACATTCCGCATGGTGGTATAACTATTTGAGCAAACGGTTGTATGGATGTTCTTTCCGTAAAATCAACCGTACCGGCTACCGTTACCCCGTCACCTTCGTAAATTGTTTGTGTAGTGTATACGGTTGAAGACAAGGCATTTGCTAAACATTGGTTGTATCTTGCAACATAATACGGATCGTTTGGATCATATATAACAAAACCATAATTTTGAATATATAATTCTAAACAAGGATCTTGAAAAACTGCACCTTCTGCATAAGACATTTCGCTTGAGCCGCTTGAACTATTGTAACCAACTCCTGCGTTTGGAACATTGTCGCAAAGATAACTTACTACATAAGTTGAGAATGTTCTCATAAGTTCAATGTTTATAATTTTGTTTTGCGGGCAATGCGGCCTTGTTAAACAAGAATTGCAAGAAGTATTTAAACAAGTTCTTCCTTGTTGAAAAATTGCGGTTTGTTGTCCAACATTTAGCGCGCCACAATCACACTTTGTTGCATTGTCAATGCACCTAATTGGGTAACCGCTTGCGTTTGTAACACAGCAAACACCTAAACACGCATCGGGGCAAACAGGGTTTGCGTTCCATACGCCGCCCAATTTTGTGCATTCGCAAACAGTTTTGTTTTCTTCGCAAGTACAAACAGTACCCTTTTGAATGCAACACGCGCCCAAGGTGGGATTGGAACAGGCTTGGCAACAACAAGCCGCCACGCGCTGACTCACTCCATCACTCCACACATCACAACGCTAGACAAAAGATCATGGTCAGAAAATCCGCGCATTTGATGACCAACAGGAACAAGGATATTGGTCAACTCAACAAATTGACCGCTAGAAATTGAATAGCCAAAAATAATGTAGTCCGTGGTAGTGGCAAACGACCGTCCCGAAGTAATTGCCAAATTTACTTTTATTGCTGCATTGTGCAGATTGCAAATCCGAATTGTTTTAAAAAAGTAACTGCCAAGATCCGCAATAACTAGCGCGGTTTCTGCCGTGGTTAATGATTTTCTAAATATGACTGAGGAACTCATAATGAAATGATACTCGCTAAAGAATCGGAATTGGTAAATGCGATGCCCGAAGCACCGGATTTGGGCCATGAACTGTTTGGTGGGGCAAACGGAACCACCGCGCTGCAATCCACGGCAACGCCGTTTGGTATGCAAATCCAAAAGGTAGTTGCTCCGCCCTCGTTAATTACTTCGTAACAGATTCCAAAATTGCCTGAATCACCTCCAACCGGAGTCATAACTATAGAAGGTTGGCTTTGCGGAACTCCACTTGCGGGATAGTATAATTTTCCACCATCGTAATTTTTTGAGGGAGGTTTATTTTGTTGTGTAAAATGTTCAGGTAAATTTAAACAATATCCTGCGGCTCCGTCTATTGCGTTATTTCTGTCGTTAGCACTAGAAAACTTTGGAAATTCAAGGTTTTGTAATTGTACTTCATCAAAAGCATATAACCACATTGTTGGCAAGCCGCTTGCCGCATCAACTGATATTACTTTGCTTTTATAAAACAAACACACAAAAGACCTTACAAGGCCGGCGCGCGGTTTTAAAACTTGTATGTTAAGCGCGCCATAAACATTTCGGCAACGCGCAAGACCTAGCGCAGAAATTTTCGGTTGGTCAAGCAAAGAAGGCAGCAACAAAGAATCTTTTTTGTCGCCGTAAATTCTGTATTGAACTTGTTGGTTCATTTCAGATCCAAACTTTATTTCTTCATGTTGCAACCCAACCGAAGGAGTTTGATCCATGCGAAGCCCGTTACCCGCTGCCGGAATCCGAGACAAAATTAAATTTCCCGAAACTAAATCACGCAACCGCTGATACCTACGGTTTAAAGTTCGGTTTCTTGCTTCTATGCTTTCCGCATAACT